AACCTCATCAGATTCATTTATTAACTCTTTTCCCTTACTACCCATATTTTTCAATAAATTTTCATATTTTGAAAGCGAAGCCTTCCCATAAGCTGTATTTTTATCGTGCGCGCCCAATGGATCTCTCCCTCTTGCACCACTATCCTTACCATACTTATCAGCTTCTTTAGGACGACCAGCGCCATCCCAACCACCTTCAGGTGAACCACCTTCATCATCTAACTCATGACCAGTTCTTCCCATCGATTGATCGGACGGCGTTCCTTGAGATTGCCCACTTTTAGCAGGATCATTACCCTCATTCTCAATTTGCGCCCGGCGGAATTTATTTTTATAGTCAAATGTAATTTGCTCATCCAACTCTTTTATATCAGCGTCTGAAAAATTGTAAATATTTTTATAAATCCATTCCGTTGAAAGAATACCATCTCTTAACATACTTTCCGCCAATGACGTTTTGTTATTCCACAATTCAACCTTCTCTTGTTCATAGATTGTGGATGGATTTGTAAGTTTTAATTCAAAGTTTACAAGATCTTGGTCTCTAAAACCTTGAGCATATAAATGAACTACAGCAATTTTTTGTAATTCACTAACCAGTATTCTCTGTATTCTTTCAATTGTTCTAGCAAATCTAACATCTTCTGCCGCTAAAGTTGCTTTAGAACCCAAACCTTCTTCATATCCTAAGAAAGCCTTCGGAACGTGAAGTGAAGCCAATAACTTATTCTTCAAATATTCAATATCTTCTATTGCTTCATATGTCAAACCTGGAAGAGCATTTATTTCTGTTCCACTATCTCCGCCACGCACTGGTAAAAAGAAATCTTCTGTGAGATTTTGGATGTTATAACGTAGGTTATAATCTCCAGTATTTTCATCTATAACAGGAGCCTTTTTCATCTTATTTATTACTTGTTGCATGTAGTTATCAACTTCTGCTGGCGGTATATTACCAATATCTAATTTGAACACTCTCTTTTCGGGTGCCCTCATAATACGATGTATTAACATAGCATCTTCCATAAGAGTTAATTGCTTCCAAACTTTTCTACCACCTTCTAAAATAGAACGACCATATGGTACAAAATTAGAATCTGAAAGTAATCTGAAATGTGCTATTTCATAATTTTCCAACATCGTTGTTTCTGCACCCCTCTGTGTATGTCGTGCGCCAACCACACCACTTGATTGCTGTGGTATAAATTCGAATTGTACTAAATTTGGATTGGATGGATCGTGGCCCTCAAGACGCGTTATATCATAAGCCGATATTGGCATTACGTTTGTAATACCATATTTTTCATTTATATCCAGTTTGAGAAAGAAATCACCATATTTTGTCATGTTTCTAACCCATGGCCACAAATTAAATTCTATGTTAAGAACATCATAAAATAGATTATGTAATATATCATGCACATTATTATTATCTGTAGTAATTTGTAGTACTTTTCCATATTCATTTTTCATAGTTGATTCATCTGAATATACATCTAATGCGGAAGCTACAATAGCATCCGAATCCATTGATTCATAATCCCCAAATAATCCCAATCTAAGTTGTTGGACTTGCATAAGCTCGTTATATCCATATTTTTGCATATTAGAATATAATTTTGTAAACCTATCCACCAAAGTGTTCTGTGCAATCGCTTGAACGTGTCCAGTATCAACTATCTTTAACTTTTTGCCACCAATATTTCTAACAATAGTATTAGTTGAAAATAATCGTTTTAATCTTGAAAATATATCTTGTTGTGCCATTTTTTACCTCTTATTTTATTAGCCAATCCAATGATTCTCTCTTCTTATCAGGGCCAATTTCCCATTCCCAAGAATCATTTTCATATGTCGGTTTCTGTGGTAGCATCTGCGATGATATACCACTTAAAGTTTTTCTTTGCAATTCTATTCCTTCAGCCTTCAGCCTTAACGCTGTATCTCTAACCCACAATCCTATAGCAAGAGACATGACTAAATCATCGTTATATCCAGTCATCGCTTCTGCCTTATTGTTGTTATATATAAATACAAAAAGTTCATCAATTAATCTATTTGAGCGAACAATTACTGACTTTTCTCTAAAATATTCATCTAATTTAGCAATAACAAGCGGTCTTGTTTTCATAGTCATACTAAAGCCCGCCACCATATTTCTTTCCGTACTTCTATATCGATTAGTCATTTGATGTTCTGTATCCACATACTTCAAATCTTTGCTTGTATAAAATAAGTTTTCGTAACCTCTATCAATACATTGTTGGAGCGCAGCCCAGCCAATATTATTGTTTTCTACAACCAATAAAGCATTGTTATATTCTATTGCTGTGTTAACGCATAGGTTTCCAAAATCCTTTGTTGATATTTTACCTCTATATTCCGCTACTTGTTCTAAATTTTCTACATCTATTACGTGAAATGCTGAAAAATCAGAACCGTCCCCTCTACTAACATCAGCGCTAACTACATAATCTCTAGTGTAGTTTGCTGGTTGCCATATCCAAAGGTTACTGTCTATACCCCTCTTTTCCAATGGATCATAAACATGGGTTTGTTTATATTCATCTAATATAATACCATCAATAACAGTTTGTCCTGAAGTCAGGAAGTCACAATCACATTCTTGAGCAGCTAATGAAGGACCTAATAGCCTATCTTGCTCAGCTCTCCACCCCGTATCTCTTTCCGGGTGCAAGTCCCAATGCAATCTAATAAAGTTCCAATCATTTGTTCCTTCTTCGGCACCTACCCAAGTCTTATGAAACCAATTACCAATACCATTTGGAGTAGAAAGCGCAATACATTTTCCACCAGTTGATAATGTCTGTGAAGCAGCAGCCCATATTGGTTCAATCTTATCAATAAAGGCAGCCTCATCTAATATTAGTAGAGATAGAGCTTCTGAACGACCACTATCTTCGCCACTCGATACAGCTTTTACTTGTGAGCCATTATTGTATCTCAACGAGAGCTTGTTATCCTCAACACACTTCTGCTTTAACCAACTTGGTAAGTTAGCATGCATCACTCTTACTTTTGTAACTAAGTTTTTAGCAGTATCTTGTTTGGTAGCAATCACTAAGATGTTTTTATCATGATGAAATGTCATCAACCAAAGTGAGTATCCAGCAGTTAATGTTGATAATCCTAACTGACGTGCTTTTAGAATAATATTAAATCTATGTTCCTCAAAAGTATTTAAAGATTTCTCTTGAAATTCCCAAAGATGAAAGGGTACTTTACCTTTTATCGGGTGCTGGACAACACAATACTTTTTCATAAAGTATGCTGGGTCTTTAGCGCACTTAACGTACTCTTTTTTAATGACTTCTTTTAGTGGCGTAGGTTTCATTACATTTTTCCTAAAATAAATCCTATACCTAACCAAAGGTATTGATTTTCATACCATTTTGGTTCAACTAACTTAACTAACTTTTCATTCATTTCATCTCGAGCTTTTAATAATTTAATCTGTGAATCCTTGACATTTAATAATAAAGAATCAACGTTAGCCGTTTCTTCTAATTTTGTTACTAAATTTTCACAATCACTAATAACAACTTTTTGTGATGCAATTAATGAATCGGCCTTTTCTATCTTACCTTCCCATTGAGCATCTCGTTGTTTAATCATCTCCAACGCTTCAGCGTATGTAAAGGTAGTCGGCTTTTTGCCATCCTTCTTTATATCTTGCGCATCTGTCATTGATAACGCGAAGAAGAATATTATAAAATATTTTAGTATATTCATAGTAAACCTCATTTGTTCTTAGCAAATTGTCTTAAAAAATCTTCAGCGGATTCTACTTCATCGTTTTCATACGCCTCTTCCATCTTTTGAGTTTTCTTTTTTGAAGTGGTAAGTTTTCTTTTTAGTTTACCAACTTCTTTTTTAGAAACAGTTTTCTTTTCTTCCAAAACTTTAATTTCTTTTTCAACTTTCTTCTCTTCTTTTTTGTTTTCTTTGATAACCTTTTTAAGTTCTTTAACTTCTTTACTTTTAACAGCATTGGCTGCAAAAAGACCACCAAGTAAACCAAAAAATCCGAGTATTAATTTCCAAATTTTCATTCCATGTTCTCCAATTCGTTTAAAACTTTTGTGTATTTTTCTAAAGCCTCGTCAGCTTCCTTTTGTATCGTACTCATATCAATATTCCACTTTTCCTTTTCTAATTCGGGATGATTAACGCCGACATTATTATACCACACCGGAGCAGATTGAGCTTTCCATTCTTTAATTTTCTCTATATTCTCTTTAAGAAAAGATATTTTATTTTGTTTTACCTTTTCCTTTTCCCACTCATCATATTTACCTTCTAATCTAAGCTTATGTTCAAATTGTAGTTGACAATCAAAGCAATGACCATACAATCCCCACATTTTATCGTCTAATCTCTTCTTCATAATCTTATCACACTTCTTACAAAAATGAGGCATTCTAACATCTTGCATAATTTCTGTCATTTTTGGAATGATATCGCCCTTTTCTTTTTCATTACCTTTATAACCGACCATCACTCTTTTTTCTGTTTCACGACCAGCGAGAATATTACCTAATGCTTGATTTTGTCTTTGTGTTTCTTTACTATACGCCATAATTACCTCGTAAACTTTAACATTCCTAAAATTTGATTAACAGGAGCAAATGCGCCTGTATACTTATACAATTTCCCTTTAAACATAAATGTAATACCCTCACTTGGTACAACAGCATCCAATCCTCCAATAGCATTCAACCTATCCAATTGAGTTTTTAATGTATTTAATACTTTTGGATCTGTAGAATTTTTTACTTTGGATATTACACTTATTAAATCTTTTTTAATTTTTTGCACTGCCGCATCCGGATTCGCAGCAATAAAATCACTAAGATTTTTTAATATTTCCGCGCCAAGTTCAAAAAATAAAACTTCCCAATCTCTTATATGCTCTTTCTGTAATCTGGCGTGATCATTTTTATCAGTAGATAAAACCCATTCTAAAAACTTGGGATGATCTTCTTTTAAATCCTTTTTAATCTGTGGAATCTTATATGATTTATCGAAGAAAGCCCACCTCTTAGTTAGTTTGACTAAAATATCATTTGTTATATTCATGAAGTCAGTTTGATTAGCACCATTTAATATATATTCCATCCAATATGCTTGATGATAATCTGCTAATGTATCAGTACCTCTAAGAGCATAATTATTTTGTAACGCGTTCAACTTGCCCAAAAAATAACTTTGTCGTTGTGAAAAGTTTTTTACTTTTGGGAGTTTAGCTACAAATGGTCCAGTTACACTAAATGTCTTTTGTACATTTTGATTTATCTGCTTTATCATACCAGCTAATACTCTTGCACTGCTACTATCAGATCCAATTG